CCCACCTATAAACACAAAATCACAACATGACAAACATGGAAATGGACACTTGTGGACATGTCAAGCCTTGCCTTGAGCTGTGTGATGATTTTGTAGACAAACTTCAAGGCTTGTGCTATGTGAAAGCTTTCCACGACAGAAGTGCTGCGTTCTCGACGCTTGGTTTTTTCCCTCCAGTGGAGAAACTATTCTTGGCACTTCAACATGAAGTTGAGGTCATTCCGTTTTATCTTGTCAATATGGGAACACACTTACATGTTACTTTAGAGGATGGTATTGCAGATGAGACAATTGAAATTCTAATGAGATGTGCAAGTTGTAACATTTCTGGAACAAAGCATTCTGGTTTGTACCCAACTAGAGACATATTGTGCAAGAGATGTTCATCCAGATTAGACTTGATTGCTCTTCCAGCTAACTCTTGCTTGGGTAAGCGTGTAGGATCAACCCTGCCAGAGTTTCTAATCCTTGGAGGAGACTCTTCGGTCGTCAATGAGTACTCTACTGATGGCATTGTAAGGAGAACATTATCTGCCATGCGCGACAAGGACGACATTCTAATCATGTGTGAGAACACAGAAATTAAGAGGTTTCCAATTGAATCAGATGAACTAAAAACAATGAGACATGATTACATTGCTGGAGAGTGGAGCATGGGAACAGATATGCCTCTCTCTACTCTTGGTGTGCCACTTCCTGAAGGGAAGCTAACTCCTGACTACATCGATGTGTCACAAAGAACTATATTGGAACTAGGGACTGTTAACTCTAACCACTTGCGACCTGTTAAGCAAACATTCAATGACAAAATGCTTAAATATTCTGATATTGCATCTCGGTATGATGCCATAGTGTATGTACTCTCTGTGGGAATTAACAAAGTTGTATCTAACTTGAATCTGCCCCAGTTTGTGGTTCAGTTGCTAACATCTAGATTCCTCGAAATTCAACCACTAGAACGAGAAATATCAATGTTATGTGGATTTGATCCGTTCAAGATGCTGGGCAATGATGATTATAAATTGGCTAAATTGGTGTTTGAAAAGGTCTCTCTGACACCCCTACATAGCAAGCAATATGATATACACGAAATTCAGAGTTTTTCATGTGAGATGACATCTAAGGAGAAGGATGAGGCAACAGCAATTTTGCAACAGGAACTTATGGCAGCTAGTCGTCCTCCCACATGGAGCAGACGAATGCTAGATGATTATCTGCTGGGGTTTACATCAGACAATTCCAAAGTTGATAAAAAGAGGATTTGTAACATTCCAATGGTTATTCCCACAGAGAATGCTCAGCCAATTAAAATAGTAAAGGGGGACGGGCCAAAGTACCTATTGGATCTCTGGGCTCAATCTGCTGTTGTACACAGCACAAGTACATCATTGAGTGAGAAGAGGGAGGATATCATGAGAAATGAAGAGCCAAGTCAAAAACATCTTAAGAAAACGCAATCCATGTTCAGAGCGAAATTGAGTGCAGATCAAGAAAAAGAACTTGCACTACAGGGCATAGGGGGGAAACTATTTGATCAAGATCCAGACAAAATTGCTATAGAAGCATCTTCTAAGAAGAGTTTCTCGCCTGAATCAGATATTAGTGACATAGAGGATTTTTTGAAACTACCTTTACTTGAACCTTTGCAGAATTTGTGGGTTGGGGATACAGTGTCACAAGCAGTTATAACATCAAAACTCTTGTCGACCATGTCCTTACCTCAGGATTCGGTCAAGATATGGGAGCATTGGAATAATACAAAACTTATGACATTTTGTTACTTCATTAGTTACATATTCATGGAATTATCATATAATTATAAACATTGGACTAATAAAGGATTATTCATTCGCAAGGATTTGAAAAATGGGGTTAGTTTGCTGATTTACAATCCTAAGGGACATCTATTTGTCAGTTACTGTATTCCTAAAACCAATGCCGTAATACTAGAAACTGGTAGAATAGGACCTAGATTGTATGACTGCTCTGATTATTGGATTTCTGATTTTTGTTCTTACAATGAACCAACCATTGAGCATTTTATAAAGTGTGGACCATATATAGGTTCATTATTGATTCACCTGCAATCAGCTTGCGAAACTAATCCGATTGTACAAACTACATATTCAGAGCAGTCAGTGAAATCTCTCCTGCTGGTGTATCTAAACAACAAGACGGATATCGAAGAGTTGATCACTTCTCAGAGGTATTTATTCATGAAATTGTTAGAAGATGTGAATCCAAACCCATGGGGTTTCGTTGAACGACTGCCTTCTGTTCTTCGATCACGACTAACTGTTTATTACCTTTGGAGAACAATTAATTTAATGGATAAATACTCTGAGCAAAAGATACTAAAAATACCTTATTATAGTGGGGATATGATTCTCTATGATTATAAGAATATCAGTAGTTTATTTGCCGACATAGAGGTTTCTCTTCCTCAGAAGGTTAATGAATTTTATTATGGTTATGTTGTGTCTAAAGAGAGGGGGCGTGGGGGGAGTAGAATGTTCAAAGTTTTAACCAAGATTTTGGAAAATGAGTACCAGTTTCGGGATGCCGAGGTAGAGGCATTTACATCAAGCATGAAGACACCTAAGTTTTCTTCTCATCGATCTTTGCTGAAGTTTTTTGGCCATTCTTTTAAAGAAATTCTAACTAGCAAGTTAGGACAAAATTATCAAAAAACATTATATAACAACTTCCTGGAGGAAGCAGCTTATTCAAACTTTGGTGTTCTTGCAACCCTTAAAGCTTCCTCTAGAAAACATCCCCAGACATTTAATTTAAATGGGGAACTTGATAATAAGACTGTCTCTCAGATTCATGATATATTGATGAAGTCCAACCCTGAGGAATCAAAAAAACGTCCCAAAATGATAGAATCAATTATCACCCTTGTTGCGGATTTTAAAGCTCAGCACAATAGGGACCCAAAGCATGTAGTTGAATTGCTACCATGGTGTCTATCAAATTTAGTGTCCAAAGGGTACTTTGACAGTGATTGCTTTCCAAAGCCTCAGCATGGAGGAGATAGAGAGATTCATGTCTTGGAGGTGTCAGCAAGAATTGTTCAGTTTTATATTGAGATGTTCTCAAAGGTATTATGTAAATATTTCCC